CACGCCCCTTTGCCCAGCACCCCTGGGTCTACTCGTGCGTTTCGGCCATTGGCCGTGCCGCGTCGTCTGTTCCTGCTCGCCTACAGCGCAAGCTGAGCGGAGGGAAGACGGAAGTGGAGATAGATAGCCCCCTGGCGCAACTGCTCTCATCTCCAAACCCACTCCAGAGCCAGCGCAAGTTCTTCCGCTCGGTGGCTACGAGCCAGCAACTTTACGGCGAGACCTTCCTGATCCTTCTCAAGCGAACGAAAAGCGGCATGGCCCCGGTGGAGGCTACCGGCGGCTACGGGCTCGCGGCGCAGATTGAGATGCCCGACGAGGTCTGGTCGGTGCGTGGGACGAGGCCACCAAGCTCCCCTCCGCGTGGCGTTTCAGGACATCGACCGGCATGATGGAGTATCCCGCGCACAGCGTAGTGCAGATTGCGGAGGTGAATCCCTACAACCCGCTGCGCGGCATGGGCCCAATGCAGGCTGCGTTCCGCACGGCGTCCAAGGACTTCATCGTGGACCGCTACGACGAGGCGCTATTGCAGAACGGGGGCAGCCCCGGGGGGGTGTTGAGCGTGGACGGGCCCCTGACCGACGGCGACCAGAGGGCTATCCGTGACGCATGGCAGGAGGCTCACGGTCGCGCTGACCAGCATCGCAAGACCGCCGTACTGCCGCAGGGGACAAGCTATCAGGAAATCGGCATGACCCCCCAGGCGATGGAACACGAGAAGCTCCGCGAGTGGAATCGCCAGACGCTCCTCTCGATCTTCGGGGTTCCTCCGGTGGTGCTGGGCATCGAGTCCATGAACTACGCCACGGCCCGGGAGCAGAACCGGATTTTCTGGGAAACCACCATCCTCCCCTACCTGGATTTCCTGCGAGACGAGTTGCAGTACAAGTTGATCAAGCGCCTGCCGAAATCCGAGGGGTCTCTGATTTTGGACTTCGACATTTCGAGCGTGTCGGCACTCCGCGAGGATGTTGACGCCAAGGTTGACCGCAGTCTCAAGCTCTACGAGAAAGGACACCGTTCGTTCTCCGAATCGGCGTCCCTGGCCGGTTGGGATGTTACCGAGGAGAACCTGGACGGCACGGACGAGCGTTACATCCCTGTGAACGTCTCTCTTGCGGGCGAATTACCCCAGCACGGGGGCGAAACGCCCCCCGAGGAGCCTAAAAAGGCCGATTCTGAGGCGAAAGCGGCCCCTGATCCCGACGATTTAGGGCCTGATTGGCCCGATTGGCTCGCTACGGAGGACGCCCGCGAGGCATATTACCGCGCTTACACGGCGGCCAAGAGCGACTCAGTCGTGCAAATTACGCGCAGAACGAAGCGTGTAATGCGCGAAATGGTGCTTTTCGCCCGCAAGCGCGTGCGTAGCGTGGCAAAAGGGGAGTCTAGGGCCGCTCCTGCGCGTGGCGTCGTGACCAAGGCGGTGATAACCGAGGCCGAGATCCAGCGTATGCTCGACCTCCAGCTTGGCCGCTGGGGCGAGGAGTTGGACCGTGCGATCACGCCGTCTCTCAAGAACGTGATGCTCGGCGGCGCTGCTGCGTTGGCCTCAGAAATCAGCGTCCAGTTGATCATCTCGACGGTCGAGGACCCGTTCATCCTTGAGTTCTACGCCAACCAGAACGTGTATCTGGCCGACGGTCCACTGAGTACACTGGCGACAACGGTTCACCGTGCGATCTTGGACGCCGTGACTGCCGAGGGGGTGGGGAGCTATGCTTCCCTGGCCGAAGCGATCCGTGGCGAGTTACTGGCTATCGAGAGCAAGTTCACCGACATCATAAACGGACTCGGCCCACGCGCTGACCGTATTTCGGCAACTGAAACCACCAAGGCGCACAACGGTGCGCGAATGCAGGAGATGCGGCTCAACGGAATCCCGCGTCACCAGTGGCTATCGAGCCGCGACCAGTTTGTCCGTGAGAGCCACGCGCCTCTTGGCGGCGTGGATGGTCAGGTCGTCAATATAGGCGAACCATTTTCAAACGGCGTGGTCTATCCGGGTGCCGGTGGGTCGGCCCCGGCCAGCGAGGTCGTGAATTGCCGTTGCACTACTGTAGCCCGGCGGGCCCCAAAACCAAAAAGATGATGAGCAAGAACTACGAACACATGGCGGCCCTGGTAGCTTCTGGCCGGGCGACACTTGACGACATGACGGCTTTGGGTGCTGACCGCGTGGCGGCGATCAAAACTAATCCGGGCATTGGTCAAATACGTTGTCGCAGCAACGGCGTGATCACCAAAAACGAGGAGAAGCGTTCGATCAGCTACCTCGTGAGTGACGAGACGCCTGATCGCATGGGTGACATAATCAAGGTGGCCGCCTGGGACCTCACGCACTACAAGGAGAACCCTGTAGTGCTTTGGGCCCACGACGCTAAGGGCATCCCTCCGATTGGCAAGGCTATGAACGTGCGTCGGCGCTACGAGCCAGAGCGTTTGACAGCGGACATCGAGTTCGCGCCGAAAGAGGCGCACGAGTTCGCTGACACCATCTATCAGTTAGCAACCCGTGGTTTCATCAACGCGACCAGCGTGGGTTTCACGCCTACCGCGACTGAGGATCTGGACAAGGAGGAGCGTCAGGCTATTGGCCTTGGCACCTACGGCCAGCTTTACACTGGCGCGGAGCTTATGGAGATCAGCGTTGTGGCTGTACCGGCGAACCCGTCGGCTCTTGAGGAAGGCGTGAAGGCCCTAGTGTCCGAGGGCCTGCTGCACGACGCAGTACCATTTATGAAGGCGTTCCCATCGACGCACGAGGAGGCTCTGTCCCGTATCAGGGCGAGTTGTCGCTCGTTTGTTGACTTTGGGGCCCTCAAAGCGGCCCCAGAGGAGCCCGTTGAGGAGACAACTATCGAGAAGGAGGACGACGCGGTGGAGGCGTCGGAGCCCGTTGTTGAGCGCGTGGCGCTTGAGACTGGCTTTTTGGAGGCGATGACCTCCCTAATTGAGCAACAGGCAGAGCATACGCGAGCTACCCGTCAGCTTGTGGACGCACTGTCTGATTTCACGGTGAAACTGCGAGGGGTTGAAAACGGTGGAGATGGTGGTGACGCTTTGGCGTCCGATGCCGCTGCTCCCGATATCGTTGGATTCAACTCGGAGAGCATCGAGAGATTGATTGACAGCGCGGGCCGGGGTTTCGCGGAGCGCGTCAGACGGGAACTTACTTACTGAAAACCAAAACAAAAAACGGAGCCCCTACAATGGCACAAGAATCGTTGGAAGTTGCACTTGAGCAACACCTGAACACCCTAGGCAAGCAGCTTGAGGGAACCATGGAGGAGTGGCGCAACTCTGCAACTGAGAAGCGCGGCGAACTACAGACACAGATCAAGAGCCTTGAGGATGCCATCTCTGGCATCACCGAGGGTCTGAAAGAAGAGCGACGCGGGCACCTCCCTGGTGTTGCAAGATGAGCCGTGCAATCCGCGCCATCGCCCGCCGTTCTTTTGAAGATGCTCCCTACGAAAAGGAAGTTTTCGACAACATGAAGGCCAAGGCGATGAGCCAGGGCAGCCCCGCCGGGGGCGGTTACATCGTCCCCGAGGAGGCGATCTCCTCGATTATAGAAAAGCTGAAAGCCAATGTCGTAGCCTACGAGCTTGGTGCTATGGATCTCACAGCCACGGGCGTGCCACTGGTCATTCCGCGTCTCGCCACGTCGGCAACCGGATACTGGGTGGCTGAATCAGCCGAGATCACGGCAAGCGATCAGGTGTTTGAACAGGTGTCCATGTCTCCCAAGACAGTTGCGGGCCGCGTGATTCTATCGAACCTCCTGCTTGAGACCTCACAGCCTACGGCGGATCAGGTCATTGAGGAGGATCTTGCGAGTCAACTTGGCCTTGCGCTAGACCTCGGCGTATTGTCGGGGACCGGAGCAGACGGGCAGCCCACGGGCATTACGGTTGCGGGAAGCGTAGGCTCCTTTACTACGTCCATGACGGCGTCTGTGGCCCCAACTTACGATGAGATGATTGACGCTATTGATGACTTAGCGGTAGCCAATGCTCTGAAAGGATCCCTCGGGTGGGCGTGCCACCCGGTTGCCATGAGTTTGATCCGTCAGATGCTAAACCCTAGCAACATCGAACTCGAACGCCGAACCGTTGGTGGTGGTCCTGACCCGATGCTCCTGGGCTATAAGTTTGCGACCTCGACGCAACTTGCTACGCCAATTGCTTCTTCCAAGAGCATTATCTTCGGCAACTGGGCCGACCTTATGATTGCCCGCTGGGGTGGAATGCGCTTGCTTGCGTCTGACCAGTCCGACGACGCCTTCTCAAAGGATCAGACTCACATCAGGGCAACTATGCGCGTCGATGTTGGTAGCCGTCATCCTGAGTCGTTCACCGTATCCGCCTAAGCTAACGGCCCCCGCTGCCAATAACTGGTAGCGGGGGCTCACACACAAAAAGGAACAAACGAAGGAGAACCAACATGGTCGGGTCACTAGAAGGAAAGACGATTTTTCAAACACACAAGGCAGGCGAGTGGTCTGCAAGCACGCATGAATCGGCCAGCATCAGAACTAGGTCGCACTCCTACGGGCTTGTCATCTTCAACGCTGGCACAGTCGGATTGAGCGGCACGGTTGACGTGAAGGTTCAGGAGTCAAGCGACAACGGAGTCGCAGATACCTGGGCCGACGTTACGGGTGCTGCGTTTACGCAAGTAGTAACGGGCCGTGACGATTCAGCCTACATTGGGCACCTAAACCTGAACGCCCGCGAAGCGTATATCCGCGTCGTCGTCGATGTTGGTACTGCGGCCTGTGACTTAGGCGTGACGGTTCTAATGTCACCGGACGATACAGTCCACGATACTGACTTGGAGTTCTCGGTATGACCAAGCTCCGCGTCATCACAGGCGGCGTTCTGCTCTACCCGGACGGCACCAAGCGCGGTGACGCGGGGTACATCGTCAACACGGATGCCAAAGGCGAAGAGGCACTCATCGCCGGTCAGGAATCCATGTTGGAAGAAGTCGCTGACTTCTATTCTACTTGCCCGCGTGATGAGTCGATGGTCGGGGCGGCGCGAAAGGAGTCAGCAGCGCCAGCCGCACCAAAAGCCTCTAAGGCGAAGAAGAATGCTAAGAGGAAGGCGAAGAAGAAGGGAAAATGAACCGCGAGGCCGGGACATCTAAGGGGGTCCTGGCCTCCACTATCCGAAACCTATGAAATACTACGAAGTGAAAGAAGGCTGCATCTGGCTTCACCCAGGTGGCGGCGTTGTTGCCAAGGCCGGTGAGGTCGCGGCTATGGATGTTGACTCAGTTCACAAGCACACTCGCCGGGCGGCCTGCGGGATTGTGAGGCGTGGTGGGGATAACATTTTCGAGGTTGACGGCCCTGCCTCTGCCATGGTCACGAAGAAGAAGGCCAGCAAGAAGAAGGCCAGCAAGAAGGTGTCCGTCAAGAAGGAGCCTGTGGACCCGGAAGGCGGTGAGTACAAGACCCGTGAAATGACGGCGGAGGATTGATCATTGGATGCGACGACGAGTGACCCCAGCACAACGCATGACGCTGTGTTGGACCGCCTGATCGCCGTCGTTTCGCAGCGGATAGAGAACTTCATTGATCGGCCACTCAAAAGCGAGGCCAGGACCGAGGAGTATCCGATCAAACCGCGCCAGGGGATGCTGTTCCTGAGGGCCTACCCGCTCGCATCCCAGGCGTCAGTAACATCGTTGAAGGTTGCTACGGACTGGGACTTCTCGGCGGCTACGGCCTGGGACTCCGACAACTTCCACGCTGACCTAGACACCGGTCAAATCCACCTCCGGTACTTTCCAATTGACAACTATCTAGGCCAGAACGCGACGATAGCGCCGGGCATTGTTCAGGTCATATACACCGGTGGCCTTGCCGCTGACACGCCCGGCCTGATCTCATCGTACCCAGCTATTGCCTACGCCTGCGAGGAGCAGGTAGTCGCTATGTGGCGCAGGCGCGATGATCCCGCGTCTGGCAGCGTTTCCATCGACCAGTATTCGCGTCAGATTGACGCGCCCCTAAAGTTCCTTCCCGACGTAGTGGAGGCGTTGACGCCATATAGGCGTCTTCGGTTTGGACAATGAGCGCGGACAACCCGATCAAGTTTGAGGGTACACCGGACGAGTACCGGCGGCACATCGAGAAAATCGCTGTGAAGCGTATGTATACGGTGGCTAGGTCCGTCATCGTTGAGCTTGGCGAAGTGTGGACGACCCAGATGAAGCGCAGTCGCTTCACTGGTTACTATCATGGCAACACCCAAGGTAAGAAGTTGCGGGCTCGTACTGGGGCCTTGCGGTCTTCTATCGGCAACCGCGTTAGCCGTGGCAAGAAGCTCGACTCGCTGTTTATCACGCTCCGCGTCGGGGGTGGCCGGGCAGGCTACGCGGGGATGCAGGAGTTCGGGCCTGATGGGGGGCGCATCACGCCTAATAAGAAGAATGGGGCACTGACTGTCCCCGTATATCCCCCGAAGGGGCGTGCCTTGACGCCGACTGGGAGGCTCAAGAACGCCGCCAAGCTCAGGCTTGCCCCTGGCAGGACTGCGAAGGGGGGTCCCATATACACGACGGACATGGGGCGTGCATTCATCGTGCAGGCCAAGGGCGGCGGCAGGGCATTTATCCTTGCGCGGAAGAAAGGGGCCCGTCGCGGGGGCAAGTACGACGGCGCGGTCTTGCTTTACTCGCTCAGGCGGAGCGTGAAGGTGCCGCCCCGTCTTGGGGCGAGGAACCACCTTGACCATGTGGCCCGCGTGAAATTCGCTGAAATGGGCACTCGCATGAGTGAGGCGCTAAGAACAGCGCCGGGAGGCAAGCAGGGTGGCTAACGGATACACACCTGTGGACACATGGGACCTCGTCCCAGACAGATTCCCTGACACAGTCAAGGTCATGCGTCGCGCCGTCCGCACACAGGCCAGTGGGGGCGTGGTTCACCGCCGTCAGGTCCAGTCAAGCGAGTCCCCGGCTGGCAAGGCCGCGAAGCGTGAATTCGTACTCCAGTTCACGACTGCATCACGAACCGAATATGACCGCGCAATCGCGCTCTGGGAATTGACACGCGGCGGGGCCGAGGGCTTGAACTTCACCACGGACGCATGGATGTACCAGGATGGTGGCGGGAGCGAGACGCTGGTGGTGAGGATGAAGGCGGCCCCCTTCGGGCTCAGGCGCGTGACCGCCGTGACCTATCAGTTTTCCGTTCGACTGGAGGAGATGTTCCATGCCCCCTAGTGGATCGCCAGTCAAGGAGCTAATCATCAACGACATCGTGGACACGGCCCTGGCCTTGATCACGGCTGGGGACGATTACTACACGACGGTCGAGCAGATCACACTCATCGGGGCCGGTCCTTTGGAGTTGAAGATGTTTCCTGCTATTGTTGTGATGCCGATTGAGACTGAGTACA